AATATCTAAATTTGTTGTAATGACTCCAGTAGTAGAGTTCTTGCTAATTTGCTCAAACCCATTTTCCGAGCGAACTGGTCCATTAAATGTTGTATTTGCCATAATTAAGTCTCCTTAATAAGTCTATCGTCTTGGCTTAGTCTGCTAGGTCAGTCGATAGATAAAATTTATCCTAGATAAAGTTGATGTGGGTTGAGTAAGAAACCCCCACATCACGGGTTCCATTCGTGCTAACTTAAAAGTCTAAGACGATCCTGAAGAGCCATAGGCTCCTAGCGGATCAGATACCCCAAAGGAATATCTTTCTCTCGCCTTATACCTTACATTACCAGTATCGAAGTCTCCATCCATACTTGTTTCTAATGGTGTACGTGTAAAATGTTTTAATCCATTTGGCACATCAGTAATTAGAAACCATGCATTTGTGTCTGTCAAGAAATGATTGACAGAATATCCCTCAGGGATAGTGCCATTCATTTTCATAGCATTCACATCATTGTCAGCCGTGCTGACTCTGAGATCAGATTCTAAGATACGTGTAGCAGTAAACATGCTGTTAGGTGGTACGATTAACTTTCGTGGTCTTGCTGCAATTAGCAATCCTCGATCATCAGTCCATCCAGCAATACTAATAACAGCATTCTCTAACGAAGTTTCGTTAAGGTCTGCTTGTGTACTAGGGGTGTTTGCATTCGTTCCGCCAGACACCAAAGGGTGTGCTGTTGAAAAGAAATCAACTCCATCGCCAGAATTAAAAGATCCACCTGAGAACCCTTGATTAAAAGGGTTTACAGCTTTTACTTGTTTTGTATAAGCCATGCTTCTCGCTAGTGCTTTCGTATAACGAGCAGAAAGAGAATCATAAAGATTATCTTCCATTGCTTCTTCTGTTATAGAAAAGCCCATACCGATGGTTTCATGGTTATATCGTGCAGTAAAAGATTCTTGTGCGTTATCATAACTGATAGCCGAACCTTCATCTTTAACCGGAGCCTGACCAAAACCACTTAACTTAACTTCTTCTTCAAAAGATCTGTCAGAAGATTCAGTTTCATAGATTTCAGTATGCTCATTCTCGTACTTATCATATTCCAACCCAAACAGTGCGTTTAAACCGGGTAGAAGTTCTTTAAGTAGCTGCGCTCTTGAAATAGCCATTATTTATTCTCCGTAGTTTATATGCCAGTCGTATTAATCAGTTGGTGTCCAACATTGAACTTAACAACAACATCTGTATAGGAATCAGCCCATGCATTATTTGGTGTTTGCACAACATCAACAATCCTTACAGGAAGTGTTGCTGTTGTAGCGGTAGTAGAAATATCCACTACGTTCTTGCTAGTACCAATTGTGGTTGAACCTGCAGTTAGAGCCACAGCACAGTTCGATCCAAGTGTTGCTTGTGCGGCAGAACCATCACATTGCATCTCGAAAAGAACGTCTGGATCATCAATAACATATGCATAAGCATCTGTTGCTACCACAGAGGCAGTCCACATTTGACTAAACGTTTTCTGATTTGTATTTGGGTCGGTATATGTAACTCCCATAAATATTCCTATTGGAGTACAAGCTGTCGTACCTGTGTCTTTCTCTACTGTTCCAGCAGTTACAAGTTTAACAAAGTCTCCAAAGAATATTGATGTAGCGTACGCACTAGCAATTTGATAGTGTCGTACTTTTCCAGTAAAAGAACCACTAGCACTTGTTGTGCCAATTGGTCTCGCACCATAAGGTGTCGCTGTACTACTCATTGTTATATATCCTTAAATACAATAATTAATATTATAAGATAAGCAATATAATTATTGCCCACCTCGTCCAAAAGTAACCTTAGTTTTCCTCTCATTGAACATTGGCATCGCAGGGTTTTCTTCTTTCATGTAATTAGAATCGACAGCACTCATCTGACGTTCAGCTAACTCTTGATAATAGTCTCGCCTTTTAGCTACTTCTTCTTCTAGTGCTTTACATAATAAAAGTCCACCTACTTCAATACAGTCAGGATACCTAGTATTCTCATCTGTAGTGATTCGCATTTCTGGATGATCCTCTGATCTAACTGGTTCCCATCCTTCCCTAATACGCGTAGATACATTTAAGTTATCAGATTGTCCTGCCGCAGCAGTACGAACCCAACGATAAACATATCCCGGTTGAGGTGTAGGATCTGGAAGCAAGTTTGGAGGTGTCCAAGGTTTACTTCGCTCATTTTTTTCTCTAGTCTCCAACGAGCGTGGAGTGCGCTTTTCTTCTAACTTATCCATTTTTATTTAACTCCTTTGAAAATTGAGTTGCATATTGTTCTGGTGTAAGTCCAAGCCTTCTGGCGAGGTCAACTTGTGTTCTAGTTAACTGCACTATGCGCTGTTTCGTACCTGACCTATTAGCAGGTGCAACCACAGTCGAAGGTCGCTGAGACGTTGCAGTATTCGTCTCAAATTTTTCTGGAAATCTATTTCTTACAGCCGTATCTATCTCATCATAATATTGATCTGCATCTCTTATAGGATCAATACCTTTTCTAATAAGTTTAGCATGCATTCCATAAGCTAATGCAGTCATATCCTCATTACCCTCTTTTTCAAACCATTCATTATTCCTAATATATTCAATAGCTTTAGGATCATATGATTGATCTGTTTGAGTCTGTTGTTGTTGTGCAAATTGCTGTTGTTGTGCAAATTGCTGTTGAGATATTTGTTGTTGCTGATTATTTTGAGGTTGTGGCGATGATTGAGGCACATAATTCTCTACATAGTTTTTATCAGCAAATGCTGAATTAAGCTTTTCTTGTGCATCTAGTAATTTATCAGTATCACCTGCATCGTAGGCTGTTCTATATTCAGCTTTTGCAGCATCTATAGCAGTTGTGCTACGTGTTTTAAGGCTATTTATTAATGCACCTTCACTTCTAGATACTGTATTCTTTAACTTTTCATTCTCTTGCTGTAAAGATTGTGCGTATTGTATTGCCTCATCACGTGTACGTGATGCTTGTTCTTTTGAACGTCTTTCTTCGTGATAATCATATTTCAGTTTATCAATACGTTTCTTGGTTCGATCACCAATTCCTTCTATTTCATTATCAACATCATCATCATTTGAAACCCTTGAAACCTTTTGGTCTGCTTGAGGTCTGTCATCAATGACTTCTATTTCTAAATCTTTGTCTGGTTTTGGGGATTCAATTTTTTGTGCTATAGGCGTTTCAAAATCTTCTACATTTTGTGCTGTTTCACTCATGCTCTTTGTATTCCTCTAGGATCTAGTACGACTGCTTCAACAGTATCATCATTAATTAATCTAAACTCTTTGCCATGAATGCTAATACGAGTACCACTAAAGGCTCTCATTACAATCCAATCCCCTTTGGAACACCATGCTCCGTTAGGAAATTTTTTATCGTCTTTGTAACAATCTGATCCCATATCTAAAACAAATCCTGTTACCGCTGCAGTTTCTTCAATACGTATGGTTTCTTCAGCTTTAATGATTCCACCTGATGTTTTTTCTTCTGCTTCTGGTAATGCTATAAGGATTTTATATCCTGTTGGTTTAGGTAATTGTGAAGCTGACTCTGGCTGAATAGCCTCATCTTCTTCTTTCTTTACTGCTTTAATTGTCATAAGTATCCTTATGATGCATCAATATTATTAAGGGTTATGATGTTACCCATCGTCTTACTATAAGACGTGCATATTATTTTAAGACTCCATAACTTTGTCCATGACATCTGTTATTTCTCTTAGGGCAATACGTAAACCCTCAATTTTACCTTTTAAGCGACTGTATTCTGATAAATCCTTAATATCGCCATCAATAATAATATCTGTAATTCTTGTTATCTCATTGTTTAAACGATCTGTCAAGAACTCTGTAAAAGTATAATCACTAGGTTCCATCTATTCTGAACTCTTATCGAATATATCTTCAGCCATTTGTTTTCCTAATTCAGCACCTTTCATTCTTTCATCTGATTCTATCTTAGATATATCTAGATCAATGCGATCATCTTTTGCTTTAGCATCAGCTTCTATTTTAATTCTTTCTAATTGATCTTTCATTGTAGCTTTTTGTAAATCAGCAGTTATCTTAGCTTCATCCATAGTTGCTTTATTCTCTGCAGCTTGTTGTTTTATTTGAAGTTCTTGTTGTTGCATTTGAATAACAGGATCTTGCATTTGTTCTTGCGCTTGCTGTTGTTGTGCTTCTTGTTGGTTTTTACCTAGCAATTGTTCAGCAGCAGCAGCTACTAATACAGAAAGTCTTTCTTCTATCTCTGGTGGTAAAGGATCGCCTACTGGTGGTAACTGTGTACCTAGTTCTTTTTCTATTTGTTTTCTATATTCAAAACCTAAATGCTCAATAATATGCGCACTCAAAGCGCCTTGCATTGCATCTGCATTTGGTGCTTGTCCAGCTAACTCTTGTATCTTAGGATCTTGTATCATAGACATATGTACTGTTATATGAGAAGCATGTTCTTGATATTGGAAAGCTTTTGCTGGTTTTCCATTCAATATATTCATATTTTCTGAAACTGGATCTGTTGGTTTAAGATCATCCTCAAGAGGTATAATATCTTGTGGATCACGTATACCGAGTACTTCTAACATCTGCCTATGTAGCTTTGGTAGATCATACATTTGAGGTGCAGTCTGTGCTAATTGCAAAGCAGCTTGATATTGCATAATTCTTTGTGCCATTGTAGCTGCATTTGGATCTGAAACAGGAATTATATCCACTCTATTGTCAAAATCACTAGGTTTTATGCTTTGATCCCCATCTATTTCGTATTCATAGGCTTCTGGCATGTAATCTTTAATAATTTCGGACAAAATAGCCAATTCATGTCTCATAGAGGCATGTAATCTAGACTGAATAGCAGTCATTACCTTCATGTTACGCTCTAATAGCGCTAATGTAGTACCAACAGGCGCTTGATTGTTCATATCAGACACTTTTAAATCTGTAATGGAAGCAAATCTTCGTCCTTCTTCTACAATATTGCCTAATAACTGGTATAAAGTGCCTGAAGGTTCTTTATAAGGTAAGAAAGTTATGTTATCTCTTATGCTTCCGCCCGGAACGTCCACGTCTCTGAACTCACCCGGATATATTGGAGTATCATCACCCTTAATTCTTAGTCCTCTAGTCTTTAAACCACCCGGAAGGTTAGATAAAGTACCTGCATCAACCAATTGTCTTAGTATTGATGTAGCTGATTTAGCTAATCCACCGACCATATGTATTAAACCAAAACCATAAAACCCTAATCCGGGCATATATTGGTAATGAACAAAATGTTGTCTACGCATTTTCTTAGGATCATCTTCAATATAGTTTCGTCTAATGGATAAAATATTTCCAGAACCTTGATCTATCGTAACAACATAAGGTAATGCTATTCCTGTTTCTTCTCCATCAATAATATCTTCAAACCCTATAAGATCTAAATCAACATGCATTTCTAACAAAGTATGCATTCCATCTTTGCTATAAGTATTCATTTCAAATTCGTAGTTTGGTGAGTCTCCTGTTAGTTCACCATACTTTTCTTTAATCTTGTCTGACAAAGAATGCGATTGAGGAATATCAACATCGCGATAAAAATCAGCGTATTGCAGTTTAGTAATATCATTAAGAGTCATACGCATAATATGTGTTGCACGTACAGCAGTTCTTAAATCTGATGCGCCATAACTAACAACAAAATCTTCTGCAGGAATAAACATAGAACATGGACGTTGCATATTAACATCCCAATAAATCTTCTTAAATGCAGAACCTGCCAATGGTAAACTAAACAACATTCTTTCAACTTCATTACGATATTCAGTCATACGATCAGTTATAAGATAATTCATGTAGTCTTCTACACGTCTTGACTGTTCTTCTTTTTCTGGAGTTACCTTGCCCACAATGTTTGTTCTAACTGGACCGCTTGCAGGTAGCATTTCTCCTACCGCTTGTGATTGAAATCTTATAACAGCTTCTGAAAGTAATGGATGATAAACGCCACAAGCACCAGCCCACGGCTCAGTTCGTTCTTCAATCTTTAATCCTAGATTATCTAAACCTTCAATATAAGTTTTTTCCCAATCAGAACGTGATTCTTTATCGGATTCAAAAGCACCAACTAATTCAATAGATAATGATTTAAGATCACGCTCATCAATGCTCTCAGCTAAATTAGCATCAAAAGCTACTTCTTGATCAGCACTTGGATCAAAATCAATAATCATTCCACCATCTTCAGTTTCTATTGAAACCGCTTCAGGATTGACAACACTTATATTTAATTCTTCTGCCATTATATAAATTTTAAACTAATTAATAATAATCAGCAAACCTTTCTACTAGTTCTTGTTCTTCTTCATCATGGCTCAATGAAATAAATCCACCTTGCCTATATCTTAGTAATGCTTGTGTTGAAGAGTCAACCAAGTCATCGTGATCTCCTACAGGAAAAGATGCAAATTGTTCCATAACCTCTTCTGCCCATCTTTTAGCAGGACACCATACTGTACCTGATGCAAATAAATCTGCAACTGCATTTACACGTGCAATCTTATCATTACCACGTGAAGGAGTAAATTCTTGTACTGGTATTCCCATTGCTCTTAATTCAAAAATTAAAGGAGATCCAGCAGCTTTCGCCTCTACAATACAAGCATCTGGCATCCATTGTTTGTATTGATCATAGGCTCTACGTTTTAATTCTGGAAATTCTAAACGTTCTTGAAAAGCATCTAACAATATAACATTTGGAGCCATATAACCTTCATCGCTCTCTCTATAGAAAACACCCCATGTAGTGCAAGCTGAAAAGTCGGCTCGTTCTGTTTTTAGAAATGCAGTATCCCAAGATTGAATTAAAAATTCACAAGGAGGCGGATCTTTCTTTTCCCAAGTCTGCCACCATTCTCTTTTAACTAAAGCACCTTCTTCTGATACAGGATTTTGTTGATACTGTGCTTCCCAATGAGCAACAGGTAATGTTGCCCTAATCTTTTCTAGTTCTTCTAATTTCCAATACTCTTCCCATAAACTTCTTCCAGATGGCAATATTGCTGGTAATTCAATTACTTCCCATTCATCACTACCATCCCTTGTAATGCTGTCGTGTAAAATAGATCCACATAAGTCTTTCTTACCCCATCTAGTCATTACTATTATAATCGCTCCACCCGGCTGTAAACGCTGTCTAGGACCACTCAGATACCAATCGTAAGTGCTTTCAAAGATTTTTGGATCAGCAGACTGACCTTGTTGCTCAGAATGAGGATCATCAATAATTAATAGATCAGCACCACGACCTGTAACCGCACCACCCACACCAATTGAGAAATATTCACCACCACCCGATATGTCAAAACGACCAGCAGCTTTACTGTCGAGATTTAAACTAACGTCTGGAAAGATTCTCTGATAATCATCGCTATCTATTAAGTTTCTAACCATACGACCAAAACGTAAAGACAGTTCTCCTGTATGTGATGCCATGATGATTTTCTTATCAGGAGAGTTACCTACGATCCAAGAAGGTAGTAACCAAGACGTTAACTGAGACTTACCAAAACGAGGAGGCATATTAATCATTAGACGCTTGCATTCACCTGTAGCAACACGTTCAAAAGCTTGTGCCATCTTAGTATGATGCGCACCACAAATAAATTCAGACCAAACTGAAGCGCAAAAATCTAAAAAATTTTCTTGACCTTTTTCACGAATAACAGAAGATTCTAAATGTTTAACTAATTTATCCAACTCCTTACGCTGTAAGGTGTTTAAACGTGATAAACGTTCAGGTGTCATCAAAGACATCACTTGTTTTACTTGTTTCTCATCAACTCTCATAACCATATATAGTATTGTCAACCATGTTA